ATATAATACCAATACTACCGCAATGTATATAAATTGTGTAATATTGCGTTTCTGGCCAAAATCCTGCTTCTACTAATGCGTAACGTGATTTTACGGCAATCTTAGGAGCCATTGTTTGTTCAGCGATTGTTTGAATACTTTCAGCCATTAAATAAGGCATAAATTTCAAACCTGGTTCTTCGTCAGCACCTTTACGACCTACTAAGATACGAGTATCATCCCAAGCCATATAAGGGTCAACATAAATTGTCATACCTGCAACTGTACCAACTGGATACAATGAACCGTTATTTTGGTTAATTGTATTATCTATAGGAGCAAAACTGTATTGAGCTGTATCTTGTAATGCTGTAGCTAATTGAATGTTTGTTACACAGAAATTAGCTGGACCTCTTCTACCTCTTTGTGCGATAATATTACCGGCAGCCAAAGTTTTAGTTTTAATTCTTCTTTGAATTGTTGATAAATTCTCAAAATCACCAAAATCTTGGTAAGCTCTGTAAGCAATAGCTTCAGTAAAACCAATCTTATTTAAATAAGAAGGAGAACTACCGTCTGCTAAAACTGTTCTATCAACAGTAAAGTTTAACGTAGCATTATTAGATGCTAAGTATTCAGCGTTATTTGTCCATCCTAAAGCGAAAGCTCTTGAAAGGATGTGTTTATTAATACCTTGTGAAATTTCATTTACTAAAGCATTTTCAATCATTGCAACAACGTCAATACCAAACTGTTTGTTAAGGTCTTGAATTTGTTCAGTAGTTACTGTAGCAGCTACTTGGAAAGTTTCTGCTTCAATTGATTTTGTAAATGCTTGTAATCCCATAGTTCTGTAGTATGTACTTTCTCCAGTACCTCTACCCATAGGACCTACTGGTAAAGTACCATCAGTATATCCACCAGCCCATGCTTCTTGGTCATAAGTTCCAGCGCCTACAAAACCAACGATGTGGTCTTCCAAAGCTTTTACTAATGTAGCTCTTGCAGTAACAGCAATAGTTGTTCCAGCAGCATTAGTTGGAGAAGGTGCGTTTGTAGCATCAGCTACTATAACAGCACTTCCTTCAAAAACACTTGAAATTGTTATTGTTTCATCTGCAGTTTTAGCGTTTGTTGTACCTGTCATTTCATAAGTAGAACCTACTCTGAAAATAGGATATCCGTCAATTGTACTATAACCTACAAATAATAACTCAACTGCGTGGTCGCCACTTGTAAATTTAGAACCGTCCGCGGCTTGGCTAACACCCCAATATTTAGTATTCTTAACATAGTTTGTAGAATTAATATTTGACGCATTAATTTTAATCATAAATGGTTGGTCAGCTGTACCAGTTTTTCCACCAGCATAAACATAATCTAAATATGTAAGTACGCCGACTGGACCTGGCATCGGAATAACAGGAACTATATCAAAACCTACTGTTCTTGCAGCGACTTGAATAGCCATAGGTAACAAACTTGGAAATTTATCACCTGAACCTGTAGCACCTGTGTGCATTGTTATTACTCCACCTGGAGATGTTGGTAACGTAACGTTACCCATACCTGGAACACTACCTAAATTAGCAAAAGCGCTGTAACCAAATGATTCATTAACTTGGTTATTACTCCATGCTTCATTCAAAGAATGATAATGGCAATATCTTGATAACCAATTTAATCTTGAAACATCTTTAATTCCAGCTTTCTCTTGTAGTAATGGCTGCCAAGTTTCTCTAATTGATTGTTCGTTTATTAACATAATTGTTTTTTATTTTTTTATTTTTTATCTGTTAAACTTCTCTAACCCTTGTGCTACTACATTCATATAGCCTGTAGCATAACTTTTAGTGTTTTCTTTTTCAATTTGTGCTGATTCATTTAATCTTTCTAAATCTACACTTTCAGTTAAAATCTGTCTTGTATTCCAAAAATTTCTTATTTGATAATTAGTTTCTAAATTATAGAAATTTGCTTGTGTTAAAAGCTTAGCTCTAACATTTTCATCTAATCTATCCCAAACTTTCTTCAAATTCTCCGGCATCTCAGAAATTAGTTTTTCTTCTATTTTTTCTGGTTCTACTGGATTAATTGTTTTATCCCAGATTACTAAGAACTGATTTTCGTTTAAAGGTTTAACTTCTCTTATAGCATCCATAACCTTTTGTTTTTGGTTATCTTCTAATAATGTAAATTCCCTTTTCTTTGTTTCATTCAACAAATTGAAATAAGGGAAACTCATTTTTTGTTGAATATCTTCGGCTTTTTGTTTTTTAACCGTTTCTAATATTTCATCTACCGTTTGACCTAAATTTTTAGCTTTATTAGGATTATAAATAGATTGTTTATTTTCATTTAAATTTTTATTCTTTGATTCTGTTATTAATCCACCTGTAATTGAATCAAAATTATTATTTGTTGATTCGGCTACATAGTCTATGTAATTAATTCCTTCATTAACTTTTCCTGCGATATGTTCTGCATATTCAATACCTTTATTCAAATTTTCTACTACATGGTCGCTATGGTCTTTCAATAATGAAAGATTTTCGGCTGTGTGCTCTGTAAATTGAATACCTTCATCTAACATTTTTGCTAAATAATCTGAAAACTTAATTGTGTTTTTGGATTCAGTAATATTTTGGTCGAGATTTTCGGCTAAATATTCTGTCCAACCCATTAAATTATTCAAATTTTCTACTACGTAATCATTATGACCTATAGAATTATTCAAATTTTCTACAATATAATCATTATGACCTATAGAATTATTCAAATTTTCTACAATATAATCATTATGAACCACAACATTATCTACCTTTTCTATAGTTTTATTAGATTGTTCTACCACATAATCCATAAACTTTGTCAATTTCTCAAATTGTTCCTTTAATTGAGATATATCATCAGGATTATTTTGATTATTTTCGTTAAAATTAACGATATATTTCGCTTCTAATTCATCAAAATTCTTTTTGATTTGTTTAGAATACTCATTTAAACTTTCGACTGTTACAAATTCCATATTATCTTTATTTTTTTCGGATTTATTTTCATTTACATCTTTATCTAAATTTAATTCATCAAAATCATAATCTCCATTCATTTCATAAATTGCTATATTATTATCATTAGCATCAAATCCCAAACTTTCATTTATTCTATTTAATTGGGCTTCATTAAACCCCGGTTCTGCAACTAAGTCATAAGTAAAAATTTTCTTAATTTGTACTTTTTTATTCTCTTGAACAACACCGGCAGCTCTTGATGAAATAGATAATTGGATCTTATCATCTACTAATGCTTTAGCATTTTTTCCAGGGTCTGTATTTAAAAGTCTAACCCTTCCTACAATTTGTCTGGATTCAGGAACATATTCTAAATGTTCAATAATATGTGAAACATTTTTTAATGACACATCAAACTTTTCAGGATGGTCAAGTTCTCCTAAAAGATTACCTTTTTGTATTTTTTCTTTAAGATAATCAAGGTGTGGTAAATACTCTTTTTCTTCATAAATTCTATGATTATTATTTTCTTTACCGAATTGTGCGAACACACCTTCAAGAATATAAGAATCATTTACCTTTTTTACATTTAAATTAGATTCCGATTTCTCAAGAATCATTACATACTTTTCCTTAGTGCTCATTTATATTTATATTATTTTATTTTTCATAATTAAAAAAC